AAACTATCAGCTAGACTGGGACTAGCGTTATTTATTCTTTCAACGTAAGAAATTGTTGTTTTTTCTGTATTATCTTGGGCTGCTTTTCTTCTGCGTTCACGCTCGTCATTGGCTTCTTTTTGAACGTCGAGGTTGTTGTAGTTTCTTGTTACTTCGGTGCCGCCTTTTACCCTTAAACGAATATCGTTTTCAAAATCAGAAGCTATTTTTTGCAGTCCTTTAACATCTGAAAAATCAACGCCTTGCTCCTTAGCAAACGACTTCATTTTTTGGGTTGGCGTTACGCCATCGGCTTCAAATAATTGGTTGTTTACATATTCTTTAAGCAGCTGCGGATTAATAGCGGTGGTCTTTACTCTTTTTGTGCCATCATCAGTTTGATTCGTTTCTGGCTGTAATTTTGTTGAAGCTTCAAGCAATTCTTTGTCTCGATCAAAACGTTGTGTGAAATCGTATTTTTTCATTACGTTTTGAATTTGGTCGTAAGTTTCAAGATCTGTGCTACCATCAGGATTTTTAAAGGCAATCATTGGCATCCCGTTTTCGTCTAACGCTAATAGTTTATTTGCAAATCCTTCTTGGTAATTCTGATCATATTCCGGATTAGCAAATAGTCTACCTTCTGAAATTCCTTTTTTAACTGCCAAATCCCTTTCTGTCAATGATTTTGTCATTGACATCAAATTGTCTGGTAATCTATTTATGTTGTCTAGTTTAAGAGTTGCTTTAAGTCGGTCTTCATCTGAAGCATTAGGATTATTAATAACAGCCATTAATGGAACGTACTCTTTTTGAGCCTCTAGCAACAAACGACCTTGTACTTCGTTCAAAGATTTTGATCCAGTATCGTAATTAGATAAGGGTTTTACATACTTATCCCAAAGCGCTTTTTTTTCAGCCTCTTTTTTGTCGGCTTTTTGTTGGGCAATTTGATCAACCTGCCTTTTTTCGGCACGTCTTTGAAAACCAAGTTCTTCTTGGGCCAATATATCCTGAGATACATCGCCTTGAAGCGGTTTTAGTTGACGGTAAGCGGTAAAAGTTCCTGGTGCTGCCATTAATATAAAGGATTAGGTCTCCAGCCAATTGATTCTGGAACACTGTTTTTAGACGAAGAGAAATCATTTTTTGTACTAGGTGTTTTAGCAGCTGCTGAATAATTATTAGCAAATGACATAGCTGCAGTTCCCAAGCCTCTTATCCCACTCCACATATTCTGTTGTCCTACTTGCATTTGATTGCCAATACCTGCCAAATCCGCAATTTCACGCTCCTCTTTCAGTGAGCGAATGTTTTGGTTGTCATTTGCAATTGCGTAATCTCTTTTTACAATTTGATCATCTAGGTAAGCGCGAGACTCCATATTAGCGCGATTATTACTTGCTATTATGGCAGGCAACATTGCTGCACCACGGGATCCCATATTTCGGGCCGCCTCAATAGCGTTAGCCGATGCACGCTGACTTTCTTCACGCATCATGTCACTACCCACTGTACTAATTGAAATATTTTCAAAAGCATTAGAGTTGTCTAAATCCTGACGGTTATAATTATTCAATGCGTTCTTAGCATCTTTTTGCTGTTTAGCGCCTTGAAAAGCTTGAAATCCAGCCATTCCTACACCGATTGCAGCAGTTGTGATAGCAGCGGCCATAATATTTTATTTATGTTAATAATAGCAAAAAACTATAATAAACACAAATGTAATAAATATTTAGTATCAATTGTTTATGTTTTAAATATAAAGTTTTTATACTTTTGAAAAATAAACGGAGAAACATTAGCTCAGTTGGTAGAGCCGTTAGCGAAAGCATAACGTGGTCTTGGGTTCGATTCCCAAATGTTTCACAAAATTGTTCATTGACGTATTACAAGTTTTTGTTTGGACCGGGGTTCGAAACCCCGCCTCTCCACAAATCGCTCGCCACGATGTAAGTTTCTTTGTTCTTTAAAAATAAAGTGGTGGAGTCACCGAGTTATCGGTTGACCTAAATTTGAGTAGAGTATAAACTACGGTTAAGCCAATGCGAATAAAAACATGATTTGGTGGGTAGGCTATGCCTTCAAAAGAAGTTAGCCAAATGGGGAGGAATGGCTTTGACAGCAATACACGAGTAGTACAGAGAACTTTTTTATTTTTTAAACGGCAAATTAATTAGCCTTAACAACACTGAGCTTAGAGCTGCAGCGTAGTTACGAAACTTGGGAGAGCGTAAATCTCCCTTTTTTTTGATTTAAACCTTTATTTTTATGATAAAACTATTCAACAAATTAATGTACTATTTTGGGTATGCTCCAATAAAAATAAGCCATGAAGTAAAATACCATATCGTAGAACGAGAGATAAAGTTTCAAAAATTGAAAAAAGAAATATCAGTTCCTTACCATGATTTTACTTATTTAACAGATATAGGTATCAAAGAAAGAGTTCTAAATGCAGCAAAAAATGAATTAGTAAAACAACTAGTTCACAATTCTGAACCATATATTCATTTTACTAGAATAGATGATGTGTTAAATAGAAAAATCAACTTTGAAGCTACATTTCTTGTAGGTACTAATCCAGATCTAAAATAAATTAAGTATTGCATAGTGCTTATAATTCGGAGGTTATTCTCCATCACTAAAACCAAAGTTATGACCTTTGGTTTTTTTATGTTAAAACCATAACCATTTCATCTACTTTAATACTGCCATTAGAAAATCCTACCTCCGAGTAGGATTTTTTTAGGTTTTGATTTTTTACAACAGTGTAAATGTATTTACTGCCTTTTCTTCTAGCAAGTTCCGTTAACTCTATGATCAATATTTTAATTGCTTCTTTGCGGCCTTCTTTGTCTTTGTACTCAAAATTTGAAATAATAAATTCACTCCACGCAACAGCACTATTGGTGAAATAAATAAAACCAGCAACTACCGGAACTCCATCTATTTCAACCATTAATCCACCGGTTCCGTTTTCTGGCAAAAAATCGCGTGGAGGTGCAGGAAACCGAAAAGCTTTCCACCATCCACACAGCACATTATAATCTGATTCTACTAAATATCTTATTTTTATACTCATTACCCTATTGACCTAAAGTAATACCTGATTTTACAGCATTAGTATTTACGGCAAATAGTTCTACTTGCTCATTATCATTATTTTCAAGATCTACTTGCATGTAGTAGCCTCTAATTTCTCCGCCTTCAATGCGTGCATCTTTTTTAGAGAAACTAAAAAAACCAACGCTAGGAGGCGTAATAATTGTATCAACAGTAACAATGTTGTTAATGATACTAATAATCGTTCCTATGGCTTCATTTTCACCTCCGTTAAGCTGATATAGAACATCACCAGTACTGACAAAACTTGAAATAGAATTAAAAGTAATTTGATTGCCAATCACGTTTTGAATAACTCCAATTCCTTGAACTGCATTACCATGAAAATCATTAGGGTTTTCATTTTTACGAATGTACGCAAAGTGACGGCTTTCTCTTTGGTCAAACTCAGTACTGCTAATAGTGCTGTTTGCCATGTTCGTATTTACGTTTACATGCCAAGGTCTATTTCCTTCAAGTACAATGGTTTTGAAAATTTTATCTTCTCCATTAGCCTCATTAAAAACCATACTGATTTTAGAAGGATATTTAGTCCCGTAAAATGTATTTTTATTTCCTTCTTCGTCATTATGCAAGTACAATTGTCCGTTTTGAATAGAGTAAAAACGGTTATTTAGTTTTAGCATTAGATCAGGAATGAAGCTCCAAAATGAAGTCCAGCCTTTTGTTTTTTCGCTATGTGATAAAGTATGCTCTGCCATAATTGTATTTTTAAATATTAAGAAACTGAACGTGTTTGATTAGTACATAAACGAATCAAATCCCAAGCGGTTCCTTGTATTCCAGTAACTCTTACAATTACTGAAGTTGCAACATTGTAATCAGCTGCAGTATAAACGAACCAAATTAATTGTTGCTTTGTTCTTGTAACATCAGTAATACCAGTTTCTGCAAGAAAAACGGCTGCTCTTGTTGGTATAGTTCCTTTTGATGTCCCTATAAATTGGTCTGTCGCGGCAGCCTGCGCACCAGTAGGAACAGTAGGATTGCCATACAAATCATCAAAAGGGCCTGAGTTTGAAACAGTCATTCCTGAAGTAGCTTTTTTAACTCCATTATGAATGATTTCCAATTTGTCTACAACTCCTTGCGCGTTAAAGTCCATAATAACAATTCCTCCCGCTGGGTTTTCTAAAGCAATAGTGTATTCTGTTACTCCTTCGCCTCCAGAAGAAGCCGAGGCGCTACAAGGAATTGTTGGCAATGTTTCTTTTGGATTTACAGTAATGTTTATTGTGGCAGTGCTAGAACATGTACCATTGCTTACTTGATAAAGAATTGTATCTGTTAGCGTCTCGGTACCATTGTGAGTATAGGTAATTGTATTGTTTAAATTCACAATTGCGGTTCCATTTACCGGTGGCGTTACTATTGTAACAATAGGCGAAACAATAGCTTCGTCATTTGCTAAAACATTAATATCGCCTGAGTCTTCATTATCTACTGTTATGCTGTCGTTAACCAAAATTGGTTTTCTGTTGGTATAATCCCAAATAAGATACAATATTTGATCAGGTTCCGTTCTATTAAAAAGAAAACTAGCTGATTTTGCCTCAAAGAAACCAGGTTCATTAATCTCAGAAATACTTAAAAATGTTGCAGCTGATAATATCGCATCAATATCCAATTCTGAATAAACTACGTCAGATACTAAGTAGCCAATTCTATTACATTCTGAAAGTAAAAAAGATCCAGAAGCAAGACTATCTTTGAACGACTCAATTGTAAAAACCGAATTATTCAACGGGAACTTACCAACTCCCTCGATACCACTTTCAACAAAAAATTTACTCACCGGTAAATCACTAAACAAATCGTCAGTACTGTATAATGAAGAATTACCCCACTTAAATCTATTGGTAATATTTTTCCCTTCGTCTTCCGGATCGTTTACAACAATGCTTACTATTTTTAACTCTGATCCAGTTGGGCAGCTATTGGCAATTTCATAATTAATAGAGCTTGATACTGCCGTAATAGTTACGGTTACAATATTCTCTAACAAGCTAGTTCTATTGAATGTAATATTCCCTATTCCGTTTACATTAGAAACTACGTGGTTTATACCATCAAATACTGCTTGTATTGTTGCATTACCTGCAGTAATATTGTAATTAAGTACAACATCGCCACTAAGTCCATTCAACTTTAATTGATAAGTGAAACTACCATTTTGAGAATTTTTTATAATAGTATTGTTGCATTGTAATTCTAGAATTTTTTCAGGCTCATTCCCAATAGAAACAAAATACTGTTTACTGTAAGGATCAAAACCGCCTAGTTTTTTTGAGTTAGGTTGTGTTCTAAAAATATCACGAAACCAATCTACCATGCCATCAACAATATCAGTAGTGCCATCAATTGACAAGCGAACGATACTCCCTTGCTTGGTATTAGCATAATACAATTGATAATCATTCTCAGCAAAACTCTCTGGGTTTTTGCCAATACCATTATCTCCTAAATAAGTAACCTCTGGACCAAGTACTTTGTCGTTAGAACTAACGTTTGAAGTGCCGTCAGCATTATAAAGCAATCCTTTTTCAAACATTACTTTTGAAGCCTTGTATTCTTTTAAAACTAAAATATCGTTATCACGACTGTGTAATTTTTGTATTGACCCGTATTGTTTGTCCAACTCTTTGTAATTCAATGTAGCTGTATTAAAAACATTCAATCCATTAATGTTGCTGCTCTCTACATACGGTTCGCTATATATTAAATCAGCATAACGTCTGACTGCCTTGTATTTTTCTACTGTGACAATTGACGGTCTTAAATCAATGTTCAAATAAGGTTTATTAAAAGCATCTTTTACAATATAACTTTCAGCTCCGTTACCCATATTGTAACAATTGAAAAAGTCTAAGTCAATCTCTGCGGGCAACAAGTTAGTTTGGTTTTGTAAATTACCTTGATGTCTTCCGTTTAATATTTCAAATGTTTGAGCTGTTTGATAAAAAACTTCCTGATCTACTGCTTTTTTCTCTTCTGTCTCAAAAATGAGTATTCCTTCTGAAAAAACAACTTGAAAGCTAACTGTTGTACCAATATTCCTAGATGCGGTTCCGTCCCTATGAGACCAAACATAAAACTGTTCGCCTTGTGGTGTAAATCCATATTCACGAGTAAAATCATCCCCAAATTTACCCAATGTAATTACTTCGGCATCATACCATTCTTTAATGCTGTCATAGTTACTTTTTACTTTAAAATCTTTTTCATAAATTTCCTCATAAGCAATATTTCCTTTAGCTTGAAATTTTATAAAAATCTTCACAGAACTTCCCGCACTTAATTTATACGGAACAAAATCAGTACTAGCTACGCTACCAGTTCCAAAAGAAGGACTTGTATAAGTTTTTCCAGTGTAGCGCAAGTGTGAGGATCCTTCAAATGATTTTGAAACGGCACTTGTTAAATTCATATTAATACTCACTGGTTTGATCTTCATGTATCTTCCAGCTTCTTTGATAATGGTATCGGCTTCGGTATCAACTTTTCGGTCGATAGTCGTTATTTCTAATACCCTAACTTTAACAACCTCTTCTAGTGGACCACTAACATCTGACTTGACAATTAATATATCACCTTCTTTAACTTTATCACGGTTTGAACCTTCTAGTTTGACCCAACGAAACAAGCCTTCAATATAAAAAATAGAGGCATATATAGTTTGGTATTCCAATGTTTTTTGCTTTACAACAATTTTATAGCGATCAGCAAATGCTGGAGGTAAATGATTTACGGAAACCTTTATCCTGTTTTTAAAAAGCAACAGTGATTGTGGAATAAATATTGTGTTTTTTAATTGAGTGAGCACCGTTGTTTCGCGGTTAAAATCATCTAAGTAAACAAAACCTATTTCAAGGCTTCTATTCGTTTTTACGGATGAAGAAAAACCTATTTTATAATATGAAACAACAGTGCTGTTTTTAAAACTCCAATTTACATCTTGATTAGTGCTACCAACGGTAAAAACTAATGCAATTGATTTTACAGCTATACTTGTGCTGCTATAGCTATCAATCGTAAAAGTAGTATTTGAAGTTAAAACAGCTCCTGGAATATCTGTTATTTTATAGTTCTTTAAAAATACCTCGGTTATGTAGTCCTCAATAAAAAAAATAAAATCTTCATCTTGTGCTAATTCAGCAGCATTATTAAAATCTTTTAATAATAGGAAAGAAAAATTTTCGTTAAAATTACTTGGTGGTGTTTGAGTGCTGTCTAAACTTAAAAATAAAGTAATTCTGTTGTCCTTTTTTAAGGTGTTTTGACCAAAATCAAAACTAAAAACGTTATTAGTGACTCCCCCAGAATTTGTATAAGATACTGGAATAGAAACCCCTTGTAAGCTATCTGAAATTACAGAAAGATTGTAATTAAGTTTTACTTTCTTGTTATTAGCATCTATTAAATTATAGCCCTCTTCAAAGTTACCCATTACAATTCTATTTCCAATAACTGTTTGTGCTTTTGCTTTTAAAGGGATATTATCAAATGATCTAAATAATTCTAGTTCAGGTAATACCATGTAATTTTTGTCATTTGAAAAAACAAAACTTCTTGCTTCATTGTTTCCCCATCCTTCGTCTAGTTTATTGAAGGTTTCAATAATGTAAAGATTATTGGAATTACTACCTTTTGCTACGCATTGAATATCCGTTACACGCTTATCTCCAGTATTAATTGTTACTCTTACAGAATTATAAGAGTTTACCATTCCAAGGTTATCAAGAACTTCAAAATCAAGTCTAAAAAGTCCAGGATAAAAAACATAATTAGAATAAGAAGACAAAGCAGAATACTCTCCATTCAAATATTTATAGCGGTAACTAAATGAAAGTAACTTTTCCTCAATACTATTGCCTCCATTGCTTATTAAAACGGGAGCTACTGCAGGAGCAAAACGAGGTGGTTTTTTTATTAAAAAAATATCCTCTTTATCAAAACCGTTTAATCCGTATGCCTTGGCCATTTCAATATTAAAACATAGCGGCTGCATATTATCATCGTTCATAGCGATTAAATCCCTTGAAGGATCTCCGCTTAAAATTTTGTTGATAGCAGTAACAAAATTAGTATCTTTCAAATCAAATACGCGAGCACTGCCAATACGCGTGTCTTCTAAAACTTTTGATACAGCAGCATTAACAGCATCGTATTCTAAAAGGTAACTACCAATATCCGACTTGATCAACCAATACAATTTTTGAGTTGCTTCGTCAGCAAAACCGCCAAGGCAAATAGGATTAGTTCCAAAATTAATATTGGTTAATTTTTTATTTGGCAATGTATTTTGAACAGCGCCTACATCAGATCCTTCAGAATGTAATACCAAAACGTTTTCCGCATGACGGTAATCTCCATCTTGATGCAAACGTTCATCAACGTCTTTATTCATTCTTCCCGAAAGAAAATTTCTTCTTAGGTTAGCCATTAGAAATTAGATTTAGAACGCATTTCTCTACCGATGCGTTTCATATTAATATTAGCTGCTGATTTTTTAGCTTCGAAACGAGTAGTTTTGAAGCGATCCAATGCACGCCTTTTTTCATTACCCGGCACATTCTGTCTTTTCTCAATAGTGGCGTAATAAGTCCAGTCTTTTAATACTTGTTCTAAGTATTTAGGTACTCTAATTTCTGTTTCTTGCAAGTATTCCCACTGCAAACCATCTGATTTGTATTTTAAAACAATTTCTTGGTCAATCAATTTAGAATCAAAAACAATTTTACCATTAATAGTATCGACTTTGTATTCTCCATTCACACTAAATACAGACCCATCTAAAAAGCCTTTAGGGTCATTGCAATTACTAACATATTCATAGGAAGTATGTGGCATATTATAAACATTTGAAGCGTCTGCAGTTACAATATTCCCATCATTATCAAAAATAATTTTAGCATCGTTGTCTTGTAAAATTCCTATTGCAGTATTGATATTGTCATTTCTATCTAAAGGAAATAGTTTTCTGGTGGCTGTTAAGGAATCTACGACTACTACTGAAACACTAGCGCTACTCACATAATCTTGTGGCAGTACAATACAAGCATCATTACCAATAGTCATTTCAATAGCCAAAGTTTCTTTTGCTACATTTCTAATTAAATCTTTCAATCCCATCTTAGCATGGTAAATCAAGATATTCCTATTGGTGTTTTTAATATAACTGTCTTCTTCAAGTCGGTCCATCAAAAGGCCGTCAATTACTTCGCTCAAAGGTGTGTATTGGTAGTTACCGTGAGAGGCTTCGTCTTCGTGATATTCTTGGGGAGTTTGTGCCATTAGTTTCTATTTTTTTTATTCTCTTCATTTACATCTTCATTATTTCCCGATATTTGTAAATCTTGTTCTTTTAAGTTAATTCCAAACTTAACAAGTAACCTAGCCACAATATCATCCTCTTCTGACGGGTGCATATCAATGTCTTGAAAATCCTGAGCATCTGGATTAAACATTTCAACCCCGTTAAAATATGTATAGGTCCATTTAGGCATTAAAGGTTTGCGTAGGTAATATGCTGTTACATTTGTAGTGATGGTTGCAGGAAGTATTTCAACAGTATTTCCAATTCTAAATCCAATAGGAAACTTAACACTTGGTTGCGTATGTTTAAATCGTTTCAAATGATTAAATTCTTGACTGTCCTTACAAATACTTACTTCGTTTACTGAGTTGTAAAATATTGATTCTAAATAAACTAAGTTGTCTGGAAGGGTAAATTTGTCAGATGTGTACTCCAATACATTTGGCGTTAGAAAATGTTGCATTTTGGCCCGAACTATGTCGGTTAGGTTCTCAACACCATTACCAATCAAGCCACGGTTTTGTCTATTGATGTATTTTGTAAGTTCAAAAGGGTATTCCTCAAATTTTTCTAGCATTACATTGTAAAGAGCTTTATCAAAATCAGCAGGTTTAATGTTTCCACGAACCTCACTGTTTGCAAGCATCCTAACGGTCTGATACACGTTATCAATCATAATACATTTTATTTATGTTTTTAATAGAAATTACCGATACAAAACACAAATATAATAAATATTTAGTATCAATTATTTATATTAAAAACATAAATTTTTTATACTTTTGAAAAAATCAAAAAATAAGCAATATGAAATTTAATGATAACCTAGATGATGAAAGAGTTGAGTTTACTTTAAAACTAATTATGCTATTCCTTTTATACGCATTAGTGATAGTAATTTTATTTGCAGCGATATGCTTATTGTGGATCAAATAAAAAGTGAAATTGATAAGAAGTTTAAAGAATCAAGAGGTAACTGCGGAATTTACTTTGCTGATTTATGTATTAAAATTAATATTGATTTTGAACACATTAGACCTTTTTTAGAACAACTCTATAAAGAGAAATATTTTATAATTAGAGAGGGGTTGAATGGCAAGATGATATTTAAGAAAAAATAATAATAAATATAATAATAATGAAACTAAATTATTTTATAGTTCATAAAAATAAAAGTCCAAAAAAAGCCAAATATTCCAAGCCATACAGCAAACTACAGTTGCAAAAAATGCAAGAGTGTACTCAGTTTTTTATTGACGAAACAAACAAGATTAAAAAAAAATTATCACAATAAAAAAGCCCCACTCAATAACGGGGCTTCTTCGTGACTGGGAAAGTCAAACCAAACGAAAATGGTATTTTATGTGTTTTTAGCTTCTGTAATTTTATTTTTTATCCACTCTGGATCATTGTAATATCTTGGCGAAACTTCTTTTCCGGTTACTTTTTTGTATTCCTCTTTCAATGCTTCCATGTCTTCTTTCGCTGCATCAGCAGTTTCAGTAGCAGGATTGTTTTGCGTGTCTGCATTTTCTGCGGTTGTAGTACTCATTTCTGCTAATACTTCAGCTCTAATTTCAGCTTCTGTTTTTACAGGAGGTAAACTAGCTTTGTATTTAGCAATAGCCTCAGCTTCAATTTCTTCAACTGTTTTTCCTAATTCAACCGTTTCTTTTTCTGTAACATTTGAAAGTATAGCATCTGCTTTTTCGCCAATGCGTTGCAATACAGAAGTAGAAGACTCGTTTTCTTTTGATAAAAACTCACCAAGCTTATCTACACCTTTTTCACCTTCAGCGACACGTACAATTACACCTCCATTTTCATCAGCCCACAAAACTTGTGTTTGAAACTGGTCGTACTTCACAATTCCTTTTGCAAAAGCTAACGCGGCAATAAAACGACCTTCGTAACCCGGCATGGCCATTTGTTCTAACAATGTTTTGCTATGGTTTTTAGCATACTTCAATAACTCTGATTTGCATTTGAATTGCTCCCAATTAGCAGCATCTAATGAAATCAAGATCATAGCCATAGCTTTTAATCTGAAACCATCTTTTTCATTGATAATAGAATTTGAGGCTTTTGTTAATCTTTCAAAATCAAAAATTTCTTCTTTTGCAGTAGCTTCTTCGTTTACTAAAACGTATTTTTCTTTATACCATGGGTGCGATTGCATCAGGTTGTTTAAAACCTTGTCCTCTGGATTTACTCTGATTTCGCCGTCATCAAACCAAATTGGTTTTGGTTTAGCATCGCCTTTGTGATCTTCCTTGTAAAAAGAACTAGCACCAGGAACGTATTGAATTTCTTTTAAAAGTTTTTCTCCATCAACTTCTCTTGAAACTAGAATACTTCTTAATGGTAATTGAAACGCTCCGCTTGTTTTCCCTGATTTTAATTTGTAAACATTCATGCTTATAATTTTTAAGTTAAAAAAATACAGGAGCACCTTTTACAGCGCTCCTGCTATTATTTCTAGGCGTAAGCAGCGTTACGTCTTCCAATGAAGTACTCATTACCACCAACAAGTTGGTTTAATTGTTCTTGTGTAAAGTGAGACTCCATAGTGTCTTTTTTGTGATCTGTAAATCCAGGTCCAAAAAGCTTAACTTGTTTCTTTCTGTTTGTGAAACCAGATTTACGGTACTTGATAGTCAAGTAAGCCGCATCTTTAGACTCACCATCTTGCATGATAGATTTGTTACCAGCAGGAACCATGATGAACGCAGGAGCCGTAGCTTTAAAGTGTTCAGCACCCATGAATTGTGGGTTGTCAAGAATTTGCAAAGCAGTAATAAAGAAAGTAATTCCTAAGATAGAAACCGCTTGGAAATCTAATGCCATAGCCATTTCTTTACTGTTATTGAAAATACCATAGTTAGCACCATTTACAAATCCTGCATTAACGCCAGCCAACATAGTGTTGAACTTGAACATTTGCATGTGATCAGCATAGATTGTGTAACTAGTACAACCACCTTGTTGCTTAATACGGTAAGCGATGTCTGCCAAATCATCGATGTTTTCGATATACTCATTAGCAACGTTTCCTCTTTCTTCAATTTGCTGAACAATACCCTTCATACCTCTTGCTTTTCCGGCAACTGTTGAAGCGGCACCATCTGCTGATCTTCTGTGGAAGATATGCGTTATCTCGGCTAAGTTATCGAAATAACGAGAATGGTTTGCCAACTCGTGATTAAACCACATCGGACCATCTGGAGTTTCCAACCAAGTATCATGTGCTCTATCAGAGTCATTAATGTCGTAGAAACCCTTGATGATATGCGTGTGATTTTTGTAGATTGTAGGATCCCAATGAAAACCTTGTGTAAAGTTTTCAGTTCCTTTTGCAAAACGGTTTGAACCACTAAACAAAGTCACGTTTCCAGCAAAAGCAAAGGAAGCAGCAGTATCACTCAATGCAGTAAATACTTTTGAAGTAGAAACTGCTGTAACAATTGCCTGATCTTCATTAGTACCGTCAGAAATGATAATTACGTCGTTAGGGCGCAATTGGTGGTCAGTTGGCGATGTAAACACGTTTCCTGCTACAGCTACATTCTTAGAAATAGTGTGCAAACGGTTTTGTTCTCCGTGTTGGATTTCATCTGAGGCGTAAGTCCCTTCGGAACCCGTCATACGTGTAAATCCTAAAATAGAACCTTTACCAAATCTCATGTGAAACTTAGAGATAAGTTCAGGTTTGTAAATCATTGCATAGTCATACGGATCGATGAAGTTTGCAGAAGATTTAATTGTGTTAGCCGGTGCATCAATAATTGATGGGCCTAACAAGTTGTTGTCGGTTAATTCGAAAGCCATGATTGAATGGAATTAAGAGTTTTTAAATGTCAAACTGAATTCCAAATCCTTTTGGTTTATTGTTGAAAATGTCTTTTCCTTTATAGCTGTTTCCTGAATTTGGAATACGGTTTCTGTTGAAATTAACATTGTTCTCATTTTGCGTAATTCGCTCTGTAGTATCAGCAATAGCTTTATTTACAATGGCGCTTACTTCTTTTTCCCAGTTTTTAGGATCTAATCTCCAAATAGATTTTGCGAATCCTTGATGATCAAAACCTTTTTCGGTTCTAAAAAGATTAGCTGCTGTTTGATCAATGTCTTCGGTCAACTCCAACATGCTTTTTCTGTCGGATTGATCGTATTCGTAATCAAATGCGTAATTCTCTTTAACCCCATTATTATCAAACTCAATGCTTAAAGAAGTTTTGGCGACACTGTCCACCGCTACTTTCATGTCTTCAATATAGGCTTGACGTTGTTTTTGATGTGCTTCAAAAACAGTTTTTTCTACTTTTTGTCCGTTTTCTAACGTAATCATTTCCACATCTGGATTTTGATCACCTTCTTTTGCTAACGGTGCTTTAAATTTTTCTTGTGCAGCTTTTAGGCTCTCTCTGTATTCTTTTACAAATTTGTTGAGCTTTAAAGTATCTTTTGTGCTTAATTCATCATCAGATAAATCAATGTTTAATTCATCTTCTATGTAAGCAATTAAATCCTCTTGTGAAGCTTCTACTCCAATTTCTTGCTTAACCTTTTCAATTGCCAATTCTAAAACAGGTACTTTGTCAAAATCTCTTTGCAACTGTTGGTAATCGCTAATGCCTCTACCAGTTTCAGTATGATAATCCAAAATAGCTTTTAGCTCTGGATTAATATTTTCGTATGGATTTACTGTTGCTGTTTTTTCCTGAAACAACTCTTCAAAACTAGTTACCTCTTTCCCGTACTTAGATTTAAAAAAACCACGAACTTTTTCTTCATCAATATCATCAGCCGGAGGAGTGTCAGCATTATTGTTTTGCTGTTCTTGGTTTGAATCACCTCCTGAATTTGAACCACCATCGTTAGCCGATCCAGAAGTGTCATTATCATCTACATTTTCGGCTTCCTCGCTTGCCGCTGCAGTATTAACTTCTTTTTCTTCTAAAGCGCCTTCCATGTTTTGTATTCCAAATGCACCCATTTTTATAGATTTTCGTTATAGTCTTTACAAATGTAATCATATTTATTTATGATATGCAAATAAATTTATGTTTTAAACATAAAAAAGAGCAAGATTTTAAGTCTTGCTCTTTTTTGATATGGTTTGTTGTATTTCTATTCTTTAAATATCGTCTGCAGGTGTGGCATGGCGTATTGATTCCGACAATAATTATAGTTTAGATAATTGGGTACAGGTTCCGGTTCAGGCTCCTTTGCAACATCTAATTTAGCCTTGGGAATTTCAATGTTTCTGCGGACAACAGCATCAAACAACACTACTACAGTAATTTCATTTGATTTCTGATTAACAAATGTTTTTTCAATTTTTTCTTTTTCGTTTTTTAACTTAAAAGCCTTGACGGGTGTAAACGCTGAGAGCAAAAAACAAAACAATACCGATAACATAAATACTTTTTTCATTGGTTTTAGTTTTGATTAAAAATTAATTCGAAAACAAATACATAAAAAAATTAATATAAAAAACATAAAAATTTATGTTAATCTGTAAACAACGAATTAAAATCAAAATTGTTTTCAAAGTCTATTGGTCCAGAGTCTTTTTTACGCTGCTCTATCATTTCTGAGTTTTGAGTCGATTGCCTATCTAAGCGTTTGTCTTTCGCTTCTTCTTTGAACTGGTTTTCGCTCATTTTTACATTCGCTTTTACCTGCTCTAAGTAAACGTCTTGTTCAAACTTAATTTGTTCTCCAGGAACATCTATTTCCTTTTTCTTTTGGTACTCCATTAATCGAATACTGGATAAATTAGCTTCGGCCTCTACATCAATTTGTTTTTGGGCCACATAAGCTTGCGTTTTAGCTTGCGTGGCTGCTTGTGCAGATGCCATGTCGTTTTGGCTTTTTTCCTTGGCCATAATGGATTGCTCTTCCATTCTTTGCTTGATGCGTTTTCTACGACGGTATTTCATGTATTCCATTGCCAATTTCATATTAGTCATTGCAATACGTTGAATTTCAATTTTATCCTCTACATCAATAGTACCCTCTTTCATTGCAATACCCAAATCGTCATAAAGTTCTTGTTGCTGTTTTTGTGAAGGAACCATTTCTACAGTAAAACCAAACTCATGAAGGTTTCTATCGGATAAAGCTTCTAATGCTTCTACATTGTGCTTGCCTACGGCATTTTCATAAATTCGTTTTAAATAGCCGGCTTTGTCGTGCTTAAAAATAGAATGCAAACGCGACGAAATCAACTCGGCTATTTTTTTGTTAAAATCAGTAGCTGCCTCTACAATATGTTGCGTAGCTGTATTACTGGCTAATTGTGCCATTTGGTTTACCCCTAACAAAGCATCAGAAGGTAATGATCCGTCTCTTGCTGGGTTTACACCAGTAACATCACGAATTAAATTGTAATAGTGTGCCCAAGTATTTAGTAAAGGAATCAAGGCGCTACCTTGTGAGTTGCCCATTGGTCTTGCTGGAGAACCTTCTTTTGATCCTCCTTCACCCATATCAGTTCGTTGGGTAATAACCACCCCTTTTACGCTTAATAAACTAATGGCCATTTTCCATTTTTCATCTTTGTCACCGCCTTCTTCTTCATCATCGCCACCAAGATCAGCCAAACTATCCAAATCAATATTAATCAAATCAGGTTTTAACTCTGAGATCAAGTGCTGTATTTTTAAGTGCTGACGCTGCAGCTGCTTACACATTGGTTGAATATCGCTAAGAAAAGAGTGCAATCTATTTTCATAAATATTGGTTGCAATAACTACAAATGAAGACTTGGCGCGGTTAAGATCATCACGCTCTAGGTTTTCGCATTCTTGGTAGCCATAAATTTCATCGGCACCAACTATGTAGTTTCCTTCATACCAAGTATCAAGCGTTTTAGACATTTTTAAACCTGCTAAATTTTCTGGAGGATTAAAGTTTTCGTCTTTTTTTGATACCTTAGTTACTTGCCCTTTTCTGTTTACGTTCTTTTTATACACCATGGTTTTTGACGATTTATAAGTAAATCGCATTACGTGAATACGCATATCCAGTAGTTTTTCCATGTTGCATTGGTCAAAATCTGTTTCAAAAAGAGTGTTTGATACACTTTGCTTTTTAGCTATTTTTTGTAATGTAGCATTGTCAAAACCGCTCTCTCTTTTAATATCATTTATTGAAATAGTATCTACTACAAAATGATAAAAAGCATCGCTAAAATCATTCTCTTCGACAAAGCTGTGCCCGTAGTTTTCTGGATTAATCGCCTTGATCATTACGCCATCATTTTTATCAATGAAGCATCGTCCTACTGCAATACCTATTTCTACAAGGTCCTTGTTTTTAACACGTTCTATCGTTTTCCAGTTATGGGTATTCTTTACATAATTGATCATTACCTCTTCGGCAATTTCAATCATAGGCTTGTCTTTTATCTGCATGTAAAGATCTAACTCTTCCTCGTCTTCCGGAACAAATCCTTTGGGAGTTAAGTCAGGTAATCCAAGTTCCTTTGCACGCTCTAGCATAGGTCGTGCATACATCTTGCTTTTCATGATGTTAACACGGTCTTGTTTTAGCTTTAAAGAAACAGCATCAGCAGCACGAATATCTAAATTGTAATTGCTGTCTTGAATACCATTAGAAACAATACGGCAAAATTTTTGGGCTAAGTTCAATTGTTCCCAGTCTAAATTTACATAATCTAAATCGCCTGCATTTCTGGCAAACAAATCTTTGTCTGATTTTGTATCAGATTCAGCTCGAACAAATAATCTTTTTTCGCGGATCCAGTTTCTACGCGTCATAAAATTACAGTTCTTTGATTCTATACCACCATTAAACCATTCACTTTCAATAAAGTGTGCCATTTGCAAACCGTAAGTGTTTTGTTTTTTTTCAGCATCAGGTGCTAATGGATCGGGTATTCTGTAGGTTTTTGAACTCATGGTTGGTTATTCTTTATAAGTTGATATGTTTCCTTTGTTGTTGTATTTTTGAAAAGGGTTTCTTCTTTTCTTTTTTGGAGGAGCTTTGATCTCGATTTTTTGGTTTCCAACCAATGAAAGTGAAGAGCTGATATAAGCATCAAAATCGGTCCTTTTTTCAAGATCTACCGTTTGCCATTGCGTGAGCGTTCTTGTAAAAGGCATGTTACCCATTTGCCCTTTAGGACGGTTTATTTCTTCCATAGCAACACCAATATAATCTTCGATATAGGAATTAGTTGCATTAGCCTGAGCAATACCAATTTTGGCGTTTTGAGCCGGAACACCTCCAAGTTCTTCTTCAGCAGGAATTAGATCTTTAAAATTTTTAAAAGGATTATTCATGCTGTAATGACGATAATCTCTGTTTTTTATCATTCTCAAAAATTCATAGTTGGATAACTCACAAAGCATTGGCATAGAATAATATACCATAGCCATTAAAACATCTTCAAAAAACATTTCAATTTTTGGCGCTCGGTCCAAGTATTCTAAAATAAAAGTATTGTTAGGTAGACTTGTAGTATTCATTTTTGTACTTAAATGAATAGCACCACGAGAACCCTTGGTAGCTGATTTTGTAACGTTGTATGGATCGACTCCGAAGCAGCCAATATGTTCGGCCACTGGTGCCCAAGCAAAAACACCGTTAATGTGCTTTTTTTCTTTTATATTTTGAAATTCTTTTGGCGGGTGACAACCTTTAGCAATCCAGAAACGACCATTTGGATCAGGATTCCATTTTACTCTAGTGTCAGCCATACCGTTTTCCCATGAAAAATTACCGGTTTCAATTTCGTCCGGCATCATTTGATGGTTGTTGTAAAAAACTTGTTGTTCTAGCTTGATAGAGTTGAAAGCACAATTGCCAGATTCATCACGAAAAGCATCGTATATAGTATCAGGAAACTGACGTTTGAATTCGTTTAGATCTTCGGGCTTATTTGCTAATGCTTCAGCTTTGTTTTTTAAATAGGTTTTCGAACCAATGCTAGTATATTTTCCTTCATCCGTTTTAACTGGTTTTTCTGGATCTTCTACAATAGTAAATCCGTATTCATCAAACATTCCTTCCAAACAGTTTTCTGCTGCAATAAAAATTCGATACAATCCTGAAGTAGTTTGCCCGTTACCGTCACGTTTGCTTACATCGCTATCGTTCCAAACATCTTCGTATTCAGCTCCTCCTTTATTTTTAGCATTTACAGTAGAAACTACCATAGATTTACCCGTGATACGAATACCTTTCGTATGTGAGGTTTTTACAATACCCCAATATTTATTAAAAGGAACATCAGGTGGGTACTTTCCAGATTCATCAAGCAATGATCTAAAAATGGCATCACCATCCATGGCATTTATTGCTGTGTTGTGCCAAGAAACTTTTGACCCTAAACCATCATCGCTAACAATTTCGTTTTTCGCTCTACGTTTAGTAGGTACATCAAGAACTAATTCTTTTTTAGGAGTAGAGGTACCATCCCAAAGCGGTTGAAAAAAGCAAGGCAATCTTTTAAATCCTTTGATCAAACGATTAAAAATGTTACTTGAATCGTTTCCTGTTTTTGAAATAATTCCAAGTATTTTATCCTCGTTTATAGTAGAAGCCTCTAACAATTCTACAACAGCCAAATAAGAAGCGCCAATACGTCTGTTTTTTACATACTGCATTCCGAAGCAGCGATCATCAGCTTTACAAGCTTCCCAAAAAATCATTAATTCATTTTGGATTACACGAAAATTAGGATAATCTGTATCTTCGCGTACCCACTGAATACCGTAATAGTAAGTACCTGGAATGTAAATAGGAAATCCTTTTACATAAATCCACATTCCTTTTTCACGCCTATCATATTCATTTTCAATATATTCAGAATGTTTATTATATAATGAATTTAGGTATTTAGCTGCTTTGTCTGATTTTTCTTTTTCGGACCCAGTTAACTTTCGGTTGTAGTTAGCAATAGAGGTTTCTGTAAGTTCTTCCGGCAATGGCTCTCTGGTGAACTTTTGATTTAAAGCCGTTTTATTGTGATTAAGAATTTCTTCTTTTAGGGGTTGTTGTGGCAATCCAATGTTGATACCACTGATGTTGTAAATTTCTCCAAGAGTACCATCTTTCGAAATAATAACGGTATCAATAGACGCGTCATAGCCGTACTTCCAAGACTTGGCCTTGTTTCTGGCTAAACGGTTTTTATCATCCGTTAAATTTTCGACTTTTTCTCCTAGATAAAATATCATTAATCTTTATTTTTTTGGGCGTACCTTTTGGTTGGGTTTTTTACTGTAGTTACTTTTTCTTCTGGCTCGGATTCTAGCTTGGCAATAGCTTCAAATAATTCTGGAGCATTCAATTCCATTTCAAGCATGTTGATTTTCTCCATCATTTTGTTAGCGTTATCAAGGGCTCTATCACGCACATTGATAAAAGCAAACATTTGCTGTTCAGCGGTGACTACTAATGAATCTCCGTTTTCGCCTTCTTTTTTAACCTCTTTAAAATCAGGTAATGGAGCCGTTACTGCTGTAAAAATTTGATTTACTAATGTTTGGTATTTATCCACTAATTCAGGAATAGATTTCCTTCTACTCTCTTGTAATTTGCTGTCTTTACTCATGCTGCTAAAACATCTTTAGTACGGATCCAATACAAGGTTTTGTTTTTAAAGAAAAATGGTATTCCGCACGTTGGGTTAATAAATATTTCTTGTCCGTTTTCTACGTCATTCTCTTCTAAAAAAGCATTGCGGTATTTTACGGTAGCCTTTCCTTTTATTGTTTTTTCTTTGTCAGTACCGGTGATTAATCCTGATGTTTTTTTTGGCTTTTCAGTAATAAATGAAACCATCAAATTATCGCCATAGCCTTTCCATTCAGCAGCATCGTTCTCACGGTACAGCACAATCATATCAGGTTCGATTTTATACCACGACTTTTCTTTGCCTACTAAATGAATGCTTTCCTGCACACCTTCCTTGTAGATTTGTCTGTATAAAATGGTAGCGTCAAAAATCACTTGATACCCTTTTTTTAATATTGTTTTGCCTTCTGCTGGAACATTTACAATTGTTCCAAATCGATTTGCTGCTCTATCTCTTGATATTTTTTTATCTACAAATAGTTCAATATCGCCAACTTCAATTGTGTCATTAAAAGCCTTTTCGACTTCTAGTATAAAATGATTTATTCCTTGCATTGTTTATGTTTTTGATATAATAGTTTATGTTTTATTAAGCATAAAAAAACTATCGTTTAATATTAAGTATCGATTTCTTAAACCCAACCATACCAAATTCCTGCCCGCCCACATTTAAGTATTGAGCCGAAATTATATCGCCTTTTCTATTTTGAAAATTTAAGTTAAGATTATAGGCTGCTTGATTGAGTTCTTTGTTTAATCCAATCGCTCCACCGGCCAAAACGCGAAAAACGGTTTCTTTTTGCTTAACTGGAACTTCAATTTCTTTCTTCTTGATGGTATATCCTGGTGTAACTTCTTTGACTTCACCTTGCACAATTCCTTCAATATTTATTATGATATTTTCATCTTCAAAATCTGTTGAGAATCTATTTAAACTTGCCACTTTATTAAATAGTATCTCTTTTTTTAAAGAGTCCGTTTCTTTTGCAAAATCAGCTTTCAATTTTTCATTCTCAGCAATCAGTTTTTCATCAATTGGGTTTTCAACTTGTAAAATTTCTTTACCAGTTGCAGTGCGTTCCATTTTGGAACTAACTGATTCGTGAACTGGCTTTTTAGGCTCGAATTTTCCTTTTACTTCAGGAACTTCTACTTTTTTTGAACTGTTCGGGATTTCCGAACGGTTGCACCCACGGAACCAAAGGACACAGAACAGCAAAATCCATCCTAGATATTTGATTGCTTCTTTTAAAAATTGACTATGTAAATTTACCCGTACCATTACGCTTCGTTTTTAGAGATAAAACCATTTGAACTTACTTTGATCACGCGAACATCTTGTGGTTGCGAAATTTTCCATGCTGTTCTTCGGATTCCGGCACATCGTGTTTTTTCGATACGGGTGATATTTACCATGTTGGATTGATTTCCACCAAGTACATGGTAGCAAGTATCATCCTCACCAACATATATACCAACATGGCCACCACCATTGCGCTTAAAAGTCAAAATATCACCAAGCATAGCCACTGATTGCTTAGTGCCAAACTTGTTCCAGTTTAAAGCCCAAAGTGCATCCTTTGGAGTTATTCCTGTGGCTACATTGGCACGCTGGCAAACTATTGCCATAAACAAACCACACCATGCAATTTCATCTGCTGTGTAGATTTTTTCTATTTTAAGATCCTTTGCCCAGCTCATAATGATGTTATTATGAATAGAGCCTATGATTTCCTTAGTACCCACAAGTTCTAGTGCTTTAACTAGAACTTGCGGTGCTGTTACTTTTTTTAAATAATCGTAGTTCATAATTATTCTGTTATTTCTTTTTTAGCTTCTTTGTAAAATCCGAGGATTTTTTTAATTGTTTTCCATAAATCAAAACCACATTTTGGAAGGTTCTCATGGAAAATAGAAAAGCCTTCTATTGCACAGAAAATCAAAACCACAATTGTCGCTAACTCAAATTCTGCATCCGAAATTGGGGAATATTTGAATGTCTTCAGTAGTAGGGTTTTTTGCAACTTAATTAGCATATCAGGTACGTTGAGATAAACAATCAACTTTACGCCAAACATCTTAGCTTTATTACTAGAGAAACCCTCTCCCTTTCCAAAAAACCATCGGTCTTTATGATCTGATTTTCTCCATTCGCAATAAGATGCAGCTAACCCACTTATCAAATCAGCAACAAAAAACCATTTTAAAAAATACCAAACATCTTCATAACTTACCACTTGCGAAACAACGGCAACCATTGGAACACTTGCAAGAAGTAAAAAAGGTTTTTTTAATAAAATGGATAATAGAGTAAATTTAGGTAAGGCAAATGCAAGTATTTTTTCCATGCGGTTTATTTGATTAGTTTAAAACAGCCACCAATTTGATGGCTGTTATTGTTGAGATTATTTTTTTTTATACTGTTGCAAAAAATTCAAAATTACCATTATGGTACTTTCTCATGACATTAGAACTTCCTGCTTTAAAAATAGCACTAGCAAAAGTTCCCTGTATATTTAAAGCAGGTACATTAATAATAGAACTATTTTTAATTGGCCTATTTACAAAAACTGCCGCAGTAGCTACGTTTGATATATTTATATTAAACATATCATTAACATTAGCTTGTGTATTTTCAGCATAATTTATTTGAGTAAATGCAACATTTACTTGAGCTTCTCCTAAAATACCATCAATAAAAACATCGTGAATCTTATTACCATCCTCACACAATAAAAGTATACCTCCGTATTTTACAGGAGGAGAGTATGAACCTATTTGCCCCACAAATTGCGGTCTGTTGATGTTTTTTGCAATTATTTGGTAAATGTTAAAGTCTGTTCGGCTATTTTCGTAAATTGTAGAGCCTAAAAAATTAACATCATTCCTAATATTAAGATTAGTAATAGCTAATGTATCGTCAAAGCATACTCCATAGATACCATCTACCATAATGTTATGAGAGCCTCTTCTAATATTTACTCCGTCCTGATTGGGTTTGGAATTGTCTTGTAGTATTGTCAGGTTGTTTAATTTTCCATACCTTGACTGTTCTAAACATATCCCCCACATTGCTGTATTCTTAAGAGTTATATTTTTTATTTCAAAATTTACAACGTTAGCCAACAAAATACCAATTGCACGCCATGACTCAGATCCAACATCAGCAGGGGTATCACTTCCCCAAGAAGAATCTCCGCCCTGAAAAATTCCACTACCATCTATTTTAATATTAGATATTGGAGTAGTACTTGCAACCGCAGCTCTAATTATATTATCCCTTGCAGAATTATTCATTTTTATAAGCCCGTTATTAATCAAGGTCAAGTTGCTTTTAATTATAATTGCGGAATCTAATAGATACGAACCATTACAGACTACCTCTCCAAAACCTCTTTCACTTACAAAATCAATAGCTTGATTAATTCTAAAAACATCAGACCCTAAAAACATTTCTGGAGTAATTTTAAAAATATGGCTATTTAAATCACCGACTGGAACTCCTACATATTGAATATCTGGATTGTATATTTTCATCTTATTTTAATTTAAACGTTTCTTCCTAATGCAGTTTCAAATTTTTCAATGGCAAGTCTTAAATTATAAATTTCAAGATCTGTTAAACCCTGCCCAATACAAGAACACCCAATTTGAGCATCTACACTATTATACCAAGCGTTATTTAGATTCAAAGCGCCTTCGTAAATATTTGAATTTGGAGATCCATTACCAGACAAAGCAGTAGTTGATTTAAGCGATTTGTTGTACAATGTTTTAGAAGTACCAAGTATAGACATCGCCATAAACCCATTATTTGAAGGAGCAGCTTGTAATTGAATATAGGATGATGTATAACCGTTTAAAACAATACTGTTTGAAAAGGAATTTTGAATTGATAAATAATTATTACTCCCAGTATGCGCACCAAAAAAGTGCCTATCTCCAAAAACCGTAGGAGCCTGTGTAATGTAGAATCCAAAAGAGATATTATTGGTCAAACCTAAAGCAGATGGATTTACAAAAGTATTCGCAAAAGTGTTCGTTAAATTACCTAATGCACCTTTACTGTTACGAACCCAACCACCTGAATATACCTGTCTATAAGCCTCGTTTAAATCTCTAGGATCTTTTAAATTCCATTTATGGTCTGAAGCTGTAATTCCAACTTTAGGATTAACCATTAATAATTTATTCCAAATATTAGAACTTTTTAAATCTAAAACCAACTGATTAATTGCCTCTTTATTTTGCAAACTTAAGTTACCTACAACATCAATAAATAACTGTGCGTTAACATCGTAACCTGAAGATATTGAAGGAACAAACATCCCTGCTATAGCTGAAGCATATCCAGCTACAGGAACTGGAAAAATAATCCTTAAATTATTTGAGTTTAGCGATTCAATTTTTTCAGGAAAAATTATTTTTCCCGATTTTTCCCAAACACTTATTACTGGGTAAGGATTGTTTAAATTGTGATTAAAATCCCAAGTAACACTTACATCTAATTGTTCAATTGTTATTGACTTCAAATCTGTATCATGCGTGTGCGATGTAATTTCACCCGTAAGCTTTGCTTCAATTTCAGCCTTGGTTATGTCGCTGTTTTTTTGAGCGTTTGCATTTATAGCATTCAATTTTGATAATAAAGCATTGGTGAATGCGTTAGTGTCAGAATTGCTTTCGTAGGCCGTTTTTATTTGCGTAGCGGTCATTAACGCGTTCAACAAATCAGGATCCGATAGCTTGACGTAGGTAGCATTTACACCTGCAGAGGTCGCTTTATAAAGTGCCCATTTCCCATCACCATCATCGGTAACAAATACGTTGTCTCCTTGCTTTACATTTAATGAGTTTCGAGCCGCAATATTTGCCACAGTAACTTCTGCAGCAACTCCTTGAATTAAGTTGTATAGCTTTTGAAGAGTATCTCCAGAAGGATCAACTCCATCTTTTAAAGCAGCTACTAAAGCAGCGTCAAGATTGTTTACTTCTATTTTTGTGTAGGTAGTTAATTTGTCGGCTTTTAAGTTTAAAGCGGATATATTTCCTGAATTATCAAAATTTTGTAAAGTTTGTAATCTTATGATTTCAGTATCTAGTAGTAGAGACTTTCCTGTTACTTTATCTACTTTTAGAGGAAGCTTAATTTCCTCCATTTCATACTCAAAATCATCAATACGAGTCATTACGTCCTTTCGTGTACTATCTATTTTTTGATCTAATGTATAAGCATTTCCATTATATCCAGCACGGTCTAGCTTTGCATTATCAGAGGGAGTTGGACTTGATATTGAGTTGCCTGTAATATTGATTGAAGTTATTTCCAGTGTATTAGCTGACGGTACTGGCTTTACAGCAATATCAATAGATTCTTGACCTTGAATTTTAGTAAATACACCATATTGATCAATAATAATTATGTCAGTACGATTAAAACCTAGTGTAGCGGGATTAATTGTAACATTATAATTGTTAGGATTAGAAACCACATTTTGATTGATTCGTACTCTAAAATCATTAGCAGAAATACTTACACTGTCATTTTCTAGCAGCACAGGACCACGTGTCAATATCTCATTAGGAAATTCAACAGAATTTATTCTGTCATCAAGATTCTGAGCAGTACCAGGATAACCACCACGAGATAATTTGTCAGAAATATTTGCCTTTACATCAAAATAAACGCTATAAACAGTGCTGTTTATTAACTCCCCAAAGAAAAAGTTTTCAAAAGGCTCAACATCAAAAACAAAGAAATTACCTTCGTCAGCGATAGAAGTAATATTAAAATTGAAAAAATTATTGGGGTTCGATGGATTGTCTAACCTTAAAACTAGACTGCTTATTGTTGCTAATCTTTCAAAAAGAAGCGTTAAATCTATAGGCTGTAGAGATTCTTTGTTTAGAATTATTTTTGTAAAACCATTTGGATCAGTTTCGTTATTATCAGTAAAAAAATATCCTTTGTCAAAATAATCAATTTCAGGATCACTTCCGTCTGAAAATATATATTGTGTATTATTTATTCCGTTTACATTGTTTATCAATTGAATAATTGAATTTAAACGGAAACTTTTGTTTTTCTTATAATCTTCAAAATCGGAGCCAAACAAATAATCCAACAAGCTAGGATATTCATTGTATTTAAAGATATCAGTGTTATTTGCTTTTGGCATTTTAGTAATAATTAAAATATATATTAAAAACAAAGATAATAGATTTTAACTATCAAACATAATATTTTTATATTTGTAACATAAATTTTTATGCTATTATGGGAAAGATTAAAACACAAGATATACTATCTGAAACTACTCAAAAAATATTGACTGAAAATAATAGTTCAGTTTCTTTTAATAAGATAAAAAAAGAAAAGTACAGCAAAAAAGAATTTACAATTGATCGGGGTTTTGATTTGTTAGAGAGACTAATCATCGTAAGGCCTTACATTCAAAAAAAGTATGATTTAACTATTGATTTGTTGGAATTGTTGCTTTACCTACATGGTAAAAAACTATTTACCCAAGCTGATTTTGCTGAAATACCAAAACAATTTTCATACGCCTCAATTAGAAACATACTTGATACTGGCCATGTTGTTATAGCGCAAGAAGGCGTTGATCTTAGCAAACATGTATATAAGTTAAGCGTACATGCCACGCACGGAATAGAAGATTTTTATGAATTACTAAGTGGAGAAAAAAAGTTTCCGGAATACACTTTAATGAACCCGCTTTCTAAAAAAAGGGATGCCGCTGCCATTGATAAAAAAAGAATGCGATTGATCAAAAAAATCAATCTTCTACCTCCTCCTGAGAAGCATAAAAATTTGTACCTTTAAGCAAGTCGTGCCTTAGTTTATTGATTGGCTCCTTTTTTATTCGTTCTAAAATTTCCCTGAGTACCTTGGCGCGCTGCTCCTCGGAACCACGAAAAAAGAAAACTGGGCTTACTTGATAAGCCCCTCTTCCTTTGTATTTTAATAGTAATTCAAACTTAGCTAAATTAGAAAAACAACGGTGTATGGTAGTGGTAGAATATTCCTCCTGCCCTATTTTTTTTAAGAGTGTATTGAATTTTGTACGGATTTGAATACTATTGGTAACAAAGTTGTTATCATCCATTTCCTCTGTAATGAAGTCCAAAAATATCCTATCGGCTTTTGATAATTTCATTAGCAGCAATAAAGAATTATGATAGCGCTTTGTAAAAGTAGCTTCTACCGAAATAGACGAGAACTTGAATAGCTCTAGCTTTTCAGTATAGCTTTTGGCTACATCTTTTGATAAGTACTTTATTACCTTTTTTTTTTCATTACTTTTTTAATTCCATTTGAAATTAAGCTGATTTTCTATTTTTATCATAATATCAGTTCTATTTCGGTTTTTTCTTGAAGGAATAAACATTTTTTGCCTTGGTACCCTATCGGTACTCCACAGTGTTCGTAGTGTCGCACCATATCGCCAATTTTCACATGCTCTACTTTTGGACCTATCATAATTACCTTGCCTTCGCGGGGTTGTTTTACGGCTTCTCCTGGTAAAAATATTCCAAAAGCAGTTTGTGTTACTGCCTCTGAAATTTCTATGAGTACTTTGCTTCGTATTAAACTTTTGATTTCCATTGTCTATTATTGTATTACAATGTGAATATAGTCTACAGCTAACTTTTTTATTTTGTGGCTGCCTCGGTGCTCAAACTCTAATCGCCTCATTGCGCGATACACAAAATCATTTTGTGCTTGATTACCCATGCGATGATCTGGATCTACAAATACGGTAGCCGTTTTTGTCACAATAGAACTTGACTTACTAATTGCATTTTTACGCAATAAAAAAAGCTCTCCCTTAGTGAATAACTCTTGAACGGCATCGTCTATCAGCCGTGTGGTTTGGCCGGAACGTCTCATGGCATGTTTTGTTTTACAATTTCAAGAAATTGAATCATTTGCATTTTATCAACAAAAAAGAAATCTTTCCCATCAATACTAAAAGTCATAACATTTAAGTTTTGAAACTGAGGGTTGTTGTGAGGATAAGAGCCTCCCATTTTTGTTTTTTTGGCAATGTCTTTTTCGATATTTTTCACATCTTCCCAATCGCAAAAAATAACTATTGGCGCATCTCGTTTTGCAAAACAATTAGCTAATCCTTGTATAATTAAATCTTCCATTACTTTTTTAGATTACGTTTTACAGTTTTTCCTTTGTTGCAGTCACAAGACTCACAATTGCATGGTTTTTTACTAACTGAATTTACTATTGCAGCATAATTCCCGTTTTCCCAGAAGGTGATTGCGCCGCCTACCGAAGTCCATATTTCAGCCTCTTTATCATATTCAAACTCAGTGATACCAGTTACATCAATATTCATTTGGTTTGTTAAACAAGTAATTGTTTTTGCGTTAGAAAAATGTTTCCTAACCGCTTGTAAATTTGGCTTATTCATTACAAAAACTGTTTTAGGTTGGGTTTAAAGTAGTTTGGCCCTTTTAATACCTTACCGTCTTCACGGTAAATTGGTTTCCCGTCAGCGCCAAGCTTACTCATGTTGGAATCTTGAATTTCATAGAATACTTTTTCTATGATGTTGTGCATACCATGGTGGTTAATGGTGCCAAGCAAAATGTAAAGTTGATCACCCAGCGCATCAGCCACGCCAACTAAATCATTTTCTTTTACGGCTTCGAGGTATTCCTCATTTTCTTCTTTCATCAATTCGAAACGAAGTGTACCTTTTTCTAAACCAGTTAACATTGGTTTTTTTGAAATGGGTTGTTTGAATTTCTTTTGGAAACTTCTTACTGCTGCTAATAATTTTTTCATATACTCTTAATTTCTGTTTTAATTTTTTGTTCTTCTTCTGTTAAGTCTTGCAACTTTGACAAATAAATTTTTTCGTTTTGAATAACTCCACAGGACCTTAGATTAAATAACAGTTCTCTATTGGAATGTTAGGCATCAGTTCAGCCAAACTGAAGCAGATAAAAAGAATTTAATTTTAACCTAAACAATAAAAAATGGAAAAAGTATTAGTAGCAAATGTGTCTTCTGGATTAATCGAAGAGCTTAGAAAAGGAAGTCATTCTTTAGAATTTGAATTAACAGAACTAAATAAACACCTTTCCGAAGGTTGGTCAATAAAGAATTACGATATTGTCCCAAATCAAAGTACTAATACTTTTAGCATTATTTATCGGCTAACTAAATAATTAGAACTTATCTACCATTTCTTTGGTTGTCTTAAATATTGGAAGCCAAAGAAATCGGTAAATAGTTACTGATTTAAAAAGATTGTTTGTTCCGCAATCATTCATAAATTTTGTGTGTTTTGAAAACATAATGTTGAATTTTAATTGTGTTTCTGACTTTAAAACGGCGCAGAAACTAAACCGAAATATTGAACATAAAGAACCGAATGCCTAACAGCTACTACAACGGATTTGGGTATTTGGCTTAATGGGGGAAATAGTTTGTATTTGGGATGATTTGGCAAATCCGAATAATGGGCTTAATTTAGTCCCAAACCCGCTGTAGTAGCGGGACGATATTTTTTTTCAATAATTATAGTAGCAATATTCTTCGCTAACGATATTTCATCATCTATTGATTCTGTACAGTTTAATGGAAGTGAGTTTAATATTTCGCCAAATAATTTTGTTCCTTTCATAAAAATCTATTTAAACATTCTACGTACATACTCCGCGATAAGCGCGGCATCAATCATTCCGTCATTATGGTTTTTTGATGAATTACCTGCATTGGTAATTTTGAAATTGGCATTGGGCCAAAGGTTGACTGCTGCCATAGTTGAAGTCGCCTTAGTGTCATTGCCTTTTCCAGTAGCTTTCTTTTGGGTTTTTACGTGTTTCCAACATTCTTTTTGCCATTCTTTTGGTTTTATAAGGACAAAAGGAGTTTTTAAACCTATCATAATGCCCTCGATTAAGCCTACACAATGCGATAAAGAAGCAACGGCACTCTTGCCTACTCCAAAAATAATATCAGGACTTTCTAGCCCTATCTTATGAAAGTCTCTACTAGCTAGAATATCCACAATACCTTGTCGGTCGTATTCCTTGCCTATGAGTGGAGTACCTATCATTTCAACTACATTTGAGTTTTCGTCAATTACAACAAAAGCTCCTTGCTTTCCCGGGTCAATTCCTAGATAGTATTTCATTGTGTTTTGTTTTTAAAAAATTCAATTTTTTCTTCAAAAGACCAGCCATCAAATCTGACTTCTGAGGTAGATCCATTGTTTTTTGCAATAAATGAATCTAACAATACTATTTTTTGATCTTCTGGAGAAAGTAAATTAAACTCTACTAGCTGTTCAGTATTCAAATTTTCGTGTCTCATGATTTAATATTTATCATTATAATTTAGAACCATGTAGTCGATTATTTCAACGATATTATTTTGTACCTCTTTACTAAAATCTTCAATCTTTACTGAATGTATTTTTCAATATAAAATTGAGTTGAGTTAGTTCCAAAATTCGTTCTTTCTTCATCTTTTATTTGTAGCCAAAGCGCTTGTTTCACTATGTATTCTGAATAAAGCAATATCCCCATCAGTTTATCATTTTAGGCTTACTAGACACATTTTTTGTTTTTAAAAGCCAATCAGGAGCCGTGAGGTAATATTCAGGTATTCCGTTTTCAACTTCTTTTTTTTCAATGGAGCACAGTGATTTAGGAAACCATTCCAGTCTACTTGCTGCATAATCGTTAAGCATAGGTCCAAGTGTTACATCAACCAATACGCCAAAGCTTTTTTCACTTTCGGCATGATACCCTACTCTTAATTTCAAATCAGGCATTATTGTAGCTTTTCAAGGTTTACTTGTCTTCCAATGTATTTAGCGGGATCTTCCTCGTACTCTTCAATAATTGAATTGAGATAAAAGAATTCGTGTGGCAATTTTGTAGCAAGTCTGCCTACGAACTTGTCAATCGAATTGAATATGTTGATTAACATTTCGGGATCGGCACCAAAAACTCTTTCCAAATGTTTTTTTGCTTTTAACTCTAACCCTTTATTGGCTTTTAGTAAAAGGTTTTTCAAATATTTGTCGTACTCAATTGTTTCTATCAAGCTATCGTTAGCCTCTAAAGCCAATTGATTAAAAATCAATGATTTTAGAATATTGTTTTTATACTCTGAAACCTCTTCGCTGTACAAAACTTCTTTGTATGACTCGTCGCCAGCTGGATAAAAACTGCATTTACCTGAATTGATTGAATGTAAAATAAGTGCTGCAGGTGCGGGAACAATTTGATCTCCCTCGATTAATGAAAGAAAAACATTTGTCATGTCTTTTTTGTGAATAGTATAAAAATATCCATTTGGATGCATTACTACACCTTGGTATATCTCTTCCATTTTATACTCTCTTCTTTCTGGTACAAAACTTAATTCAGTATTTGAATCGCTTGTGTTTTCGTTTGTGTTGTTGGTCATTGATTTCCCTTTTTTTATGTTTAATAATCTTCTCCCCTTTGTTATTCTTTCGTCCGCCTATATGGAAAAAACCACATCTGCATTTGTAAATTTGAGCAAGAGGGTCAATATGCTCGTTCTTTAAAAAATAATCTGCAGCAAACCATGTCTTGTGTTTTAATTTCCCAGCGCACCCATTCAAAAAATCTTTGGTACACGCCATAATATTTATTGGTTTTTAATAATCTCAATCAAACATTTAATTAAATCTCTAATAGCGTAGTAAGCGGGTTTTGCTATTACTAATACACAAATAATCCAAAAAGCTATTTGTAGTTCTTCCATGGTCTAATCAATTAATGGGTGGGTCGAAACTAAAATCTCTCTCTGTGACAACAATCTAGAAAACAAGTCCTCAGGAGTAATAGCTTGCTGTTCTTCTAAACGTCCAAAATTCATATCAAAGCAATAATGCTCTATCTCACAAAATCCATCAGCAGTTCTAGGAAAAAACAATTGCAATGCCTCTATCAAGGATTTAATCAATACAGAATTGTCGTAAAAAGGTATCGAACCATCATCTGCACCTAAAGCATTACATAAAGCATCATGGCGACCTCTATCGTAATCCATCTGTATTCTAATACTCTCTATAACCTTAACAAAAAAATCTTCTGTAATTGTTCCCATGAATCCCAGTTTTCGTTTCTATTCTACAAATATAATTTTATTTATGTTATAAACATAAACTTTATACATCGAAATTACCATCTACAGACAACTAAGTTACCATATACGGACAACTTCAAAACACTTTTTAAAATTTAATTAATTGTTAATCAATAATTTAAACCATTAAAACAGCCGTGGAATTGCAGAGTAATTACTTTGAGTAAAAATGTATTCCCGAATAAAACAAATATTTTAACATAATTGTTTATTCAAAAAACATAAACCCCAACAAAATCAATACTTAAAAAAATATAAATTTTTTACATGACTTTGTTTTTAGGAGGGTATATGGGTGATCGTGCGCCCGAAGCAATCGGGAAACTCGTTTTTTTCGGGGTATGGGGTTGTTTTTTTTAGTCAGTCTCTATATTTTTTTGACTTTTTTTTATGCAGTTCTTCAACTGATTTTGTGTACAACTGTTTAACTCAATCATATTAAGGTCACGATTAAACCTTGCAAAGCCTTACTGTATATGGAAACTTTGAAATAATATTGATTTTTACCCGACAATATACACGACAACTACAAAACTCTATATAAAAACAACTATTCAACCCTTTGAGGTTTTAATATTTAAAATCATGTAGGGTTTTGTACTGAATATTAAAACCTCGTAAACGTAATCCAGTTAAATAATTCGTTTTGTACTTACTACTGTTAGTACTTCACAGCCATAACAAAAAAAATCTTCTCCCAACATAAATGTTTTTGATTCTTTGATCTTGATTTGATGTTTATATATTTAATCGGGGTTTAATATGTATCGAAGCAAAAAAAAAAAAAAAAAAAAAAAAAAAAATTTTTTAAAACACAAATTTTAAAATAAAAATTTTTTTTTATTTTTAATTATATAAAATAAAAAAAAAATTTTTTTTTTTTTTA